CGCTTGACGGTCTTGATGTTAGAGGCTTTGAAAACCTCATCACCATTTCCGTTACGGTCTGGGTGCTTGACAATAACATGCTTGTCAATAAACTTCTTCTCGTCTACAGATCGAGGAGCGTATGTTTCTAGAATTGTTTTTAGCGTCTTCGCCATTTTGCTTCCTCTGTGGTTAATTGATATTATTCGGCGTCGATTTCTGGGAAGAAATTCGCCCGTGTGTCATCGCGGCGCTGGTCGATCAGAGCATGAATACGCTCTCCGATTAGCTCATTAACAATAGCTCCAACATCGGCTGGTCTCTGTTCAGAAGAGGCAGCGATGATGTCTAAAATTCGTTGATCTTGAGGCATAGTATAATCTCCAATTACCTTATTTATAAGACTTAGCGATCTGGGCCGACAGGTGTTCCAGGCGTAGGCGGTTGATCCATTTGCCCATCGCCGCCGGCATCTGTACCAGGCGCCGCATTTTCTACTGATTGATATTGAGCAACATCGACTTCCTTAGCGATTTTCTTATCTTCTTCTTTAATTTCTTCTTCAGTCTGGCGAAGAACCTTAGTACGAACCCACTCATGCGAGTAATACTTGCCAGCATAGTCATCAATCTGTTGAAGCATAGTAATACGCTCACGAAGAATCTCGGTCTCCTTCAGTTCTTCGTAGAAGTTGTCTTTGTTGAAGTTGAAACGAATCTTACCTTTGATTTGCTCCCAGTCTTCAGGCGTAACTATATTCTTCAACATCAGTTGAGTGCCAAGCGTCTTGACAAATAGTTGCGCGAATGAAGCGCGTAGTCGCGTAATGAACTTCGAAAACTCCAATTCGTCCCGGGAAATTTCGCTAGAACGACCTAGGTTAAAGTTTTGCTCAGAATCTAGGCGGCTGATCGGAACGTTCAAGGATTTGTAAAGGTTTTTCTGGAAGTACGTAATGTCATCGATTTGACCGAGGTTCTGGCCACCAGGAAGGGTGGTGATCTCAGTGCCCTTACCGCCCTCACGGCGTGGGAGCCAGAAATCTTCCAGCATTGTCATGACCTTCCGGTCATCCTTAATTGCGCCTGTAGCAGAATCGTAAATGAGTTTGTTCTTGAACTTGTTCATAATATCACGAAGGTGCTGCTCGGCCTTAGCCTTTGGCAGGTTACCAACGTCAATATAGAAGATCCGGCGCTCAGGCGCTCTAGAGATACGATAGATGACCAGGCTGTCTTCCAGAGCCCGCAGTTGATTCAGTGGGCGCAGCGCTTTTTGAAGATATGACAGGATCATATCGCCGTTAGGGCTAGTTAGCCCAGATGTGACGTGGATGATCGAGTCTTTGGCGATTTTTAAGGCGCCGTCGTTTGTGGACTGACCTGAAACCTGCTTCGTATTTAGAATACGGTCTGAGTAGATGTAATATTCCTTAGCAACCTCTTTGACCACAACGCCTTGAGCCATGCGCTTAGACTTGGTCTCTTTGACTTTGCGAATCTTACGCGGATCCAGGTATCGCATCTCTTTGATGCCAGCCTTTGGATCTTTCGGGTCAATGATCACATGGTAGTACAGACGACCGTCTACATACCAGTTTTCGAATATTTTGTAGGGAGAAATATTGAAATCAAGAAGATCAGTGACATAAGCAAACTCATCCGAGATCATCTTCTTGACGTTATCACCAAACTCAAGCTTATCCAATACAATCTTGACAACTTCGTTGTCTTCATCTTGCACGATTGCTTCGTTAATGATTTTCGTGACAGCGGTATCCAGCTCCTGGTTTTGAACTGCTTCACGGTATCTAGTAATTAGCTCTGCTTCCGAGCGAATAGATCCGTCGAGGTCAATGGAAGTGCCGTAAACACCCCCTGTAGAAATATTTACAGCCCCGTCTTCGTTCACCTCAGGTGCGAATGAATTCGGTTGTACTGATGGATCCGTGTCTACTTTTCGACGGAACTCAAAGCCAAATAGCTCCATGCGTTGATTACTTCCATAAAGGGATGGTGGGGGAAGCTAGGCCTCCCCCTTCACAGGTTATCTTTAGACGCCGCCGGCGTTGCCGGTGATGCTGGTGTCGATATCCCACCAGTCGTAAGCAAATGTGCACTGGAACGTTTCGATCTGATCGTTGTCAGCCCAGTTAAGGCCAATTCCGGAAACGTCAACAGGGAAAATACCGTTGAAGCGATACGTGCGAAGTGCACGGCCGTCCTTGGACATTTGCGTAACACGGCCGGTCGATTTGTAACGGGCAGATTCTGGACCACCGAAGGTACGAACGTTGCCTTCGAAGGAGTTGATACGGTTAGACCATTGTTCAAGGGCGTTACGGATGAGATAGTCTTCGTCGTTCATGACTGTGACTGTCCAGTTTCCGTAAGTACGGTTTCCTGCTACCTTAATCGTACGACCAAAATATGGAACTTGGATCTCTCCAATAGTTGCAGCTGGAATTTCCGCGGCTTGAACAAGGAATGGAACCTTCAGGTCACCAGCACCGTTCGCTGGGTTGCTGAACTGAACCTGGAAGAGGTTCGGTCTAGCGCCACCGTAGGTCAGCTGGGAACGGATATCGTTGATATTGAAAGCCATCGGCTGTTTTCTCCTGAATGAGTGGCATATGTTATACCACCTATTTATATTGTTTGAGACCCCGTTCCGGTAGGAAAAAGGGGAGACCTGACGGCCTCCCCTAAGGTTCCCGTCCTAGTTGAACCTAGGATCTTTTTATTAGAACTTGCCTACAACCTCAGAGAACTCGACGCCCGAACGAACGGCCACAAAGTTGAGCTGAATGAAGTTGATAGAACGGGCTGGCTTGATGTAAATATCACCAACGAACTCGTTGCGGTCAATGACCTCGCCGGTGTTGTTGGACTCATCGCAGACGACGCGGAAATCGTAGATACCACGGCGGCCTTGAACATCACGCAGGAATGGCTCGACTAGCGAACGGAACTGAGCACGGGTGAACTCGTCGTTGTACTCGAACAGGGTGAACTTGGAAGCCGTAGCGATAGCCTTCTCCAGAACGATGAACAGGCGACGCACGTTAATGCGGTCGAACGCTGATGGCTTAGCCAGCAGAGTCTTGTCACCGTACAGGATTGTTCCTTGACCTGGGAATGTTACGACAGGGTTAACACCGTTCTTGTAGAGGGTGTCACGATTTGCTTTGTCTGGGTTCCATGCAAGCTTGACGATGTTTTTGATCTGACCGCGGTTGAAACCAGCTGGAGAGAACCAAGGGTCGCGAGTTTCGTCTGTACGGACCATGAGACCGGCAATATCGCCGTTCAGTGGAACGTAGCGGTACATATCGTTGTACTTGTCATAGCGGTACTTGTAACCGGAGTCCATGATGAGGTACGAAGAGCTTCCAAGCGCATTGCGGAATGCAACGATGCTAGATGCTTCAGAACCAGCGTTATTGACAACAGAAGCACGTGGTGGGGATACGGTCAGAACGCAGTCGAGGCGGGTGTCAACGACGTTGTCCTTGATGTACTTGGCCAGGCCTTCGCCGAGGGCACCACCGACAGCTTTACCAGCCATGATGATCGAAACATCAACCTGCTCGGCATTAGTGAAGGTGTCGTACGCAGCAGCAAGAACAGCTAGTGCCACAGTATCCTCGGCCGCACCATCGGATCCACCGGCCATGCGGATGTTCAGAGGCGTAGCGTTAGTTGCACTGGCAATAGCAGTTGCTGTAGCGGATGCAGCGTTAGCACGATCAGCGCCAGCCCAAACATAGTTGGAACCGTCATTGATGACGTTCTTGTAGTAAATGTTTTGACCGTCTGGGGAACGTGCGTTAGTTGCACGCGACAGGTTCTGATAGACTTCCAGAACTTGGCCAGGGACGCCCGTGAAGACACCGCCAGCATCGACGATGACAGCATGAACTTCATCACTTGCTGCAGTGTTACCTTGAGCCGCGACATATTCGGACTGACCAGGGGCACCATCAACAACAGTCGAGAACTCCCAGAAGCGGCTAAGGTCACGAGTCGTGGTCGTGCCAAGCTGTGTGTACTCGTCAGCAAGATTGATTTTGATCGAAGCAATGAAGCCGTTAGCAGAAGATGCAACAGTTGGGGCGGCAATATTGGCAACCTTTACGTATTGACCATTGACCAGCAGAAGGTCACCCTCGATAACAGCGGCAGCCAGTGCAGCTTTAGTCGTGGTAGCATAGCCGTCTACGACAGTATCGAGGATCGTAGCGTTTGCAGCAGCGATCGTAACCGTACCGAAGCGGTCACCGGAAACGAACGAAATAGCAGCAGACGCAACGTTGATCGATGCGTTGGCTGGGAAGATAGTCGTGTTGGCAACCGTAGAGCTGAACTGGTTTGCGGTTTCGCAAACTGCGACACGCAGGGAGTTACCCATCGTACCAGGGTAGCGAGCGATGAAGTGAACGTCAGCTTCGACAGTGTCTTCTTTGACTTCCCAATCTGAGGCGCTTTTGACAACGTGGTTAACCAGGTTAGCCGAACCGGTGTTTGCGATAGCAGACAGGACGCCGACCGTACCAGCGGCATCGGTGGTGTTTGCTGCACGTGTGACGAGAAGCGAGTTGCCATAGGACAGGAAGTCTGCAGCGACGAACCAGGTCTCTGCGTTATTGTTGGTTGGCTTACCAAAACGAGCAGCAAGAGCACTTTCGTTGCTGATCAGAGTAGCTTCGCCGACGGGTCCCCATCCAAAGATGCCTGCGATTGCACCCTCAGTGGTAGAGGTACCAGGCACGATCGTAGTGAGGTCTATCTCAGAAATGTTCACACCCGCTGAAACGCTGAATGCCATGTTGTATCTCCTCTAGA